AAATAGCGCATTTTCTGTGGATATACTCTCTTTTCATTCCAATTTGTAAGGAACGGACCGAAGATCGGGTGATTGTAGATCCAACGGTGCATGCGTTCTGAACCTTTTGAAAAACAATATGCTGCGGCCACAACAAAAATACTATAAGGTATGCCTGGAGTAATTAGCCCTACATAGGCCATACCAAGACTTAGAAACCCTAATGTGTTCCAAAATAATTTTTTCATGTTATGCTGCTACTATGCGGTTAGGTACTGAGGATACTATGATATCAGAATGCAAATTAACTGTAAACTTGCCGCCTGCTGCTCCGTTTAATGTTGCTAGAATGTTTTGTGGTTTGGATTTTCTTGTACTGAGCCCGCCATACGGCAAACCCGGCAGTGCGAAACTGATATGTATCCACACAGTCTTGCCTGGTAGATATTCCAGCAGCAGTTGATCGTACGGTATATTTTGTTCAATCCATTTGGCAATTTCAAAATAGCTGTGAGCAGGAACTCCACGAAACTGTAGATCTGCTGCTTGCCCGGTGCCATGAGCTCCGCCACCAATCGATGCACCGTGTCTGTATGTGTTGGTTACTAATGTGTTCGGGTACTTGGCTTTGATGGGTTCTATCACATTCTGTGCCAATGCGGCAAGGTTGTTTACCACTGCCTGTGGCCCTGATACCAACGGTGAATGTTCTGCTAACTGAGGTATAGTTCTAGGGAAGGTGACATTTTTTATCATCTGCGCCAATGTGGTACCTTTGGGTGTCAACACCATATCCATAGTTATTGTAGAAGGAACGGGTGTGAAAGGCTGTGCTGCTTTGGCTGCTGTGGGCTTCACACCTTCTGTCTTAGGAGTCGGAGTAGTGGTCAGCGTTCTGTGTTCTTCTGCGGTAATCCTACCCTCTGCTAAAAATCTATCTGCTTCTTGTTTGCCTAGTACATTACCGTCATCACCTTCCACATTCTGTACAGCCGATACCACAGTGACTCTAGGGACTGATGTAGCAGTAAATGCGCCCGGAGTAGATGATGCATTGTATAACGCAATAATCTGGCCATTAGCGTAGACGTTGGCCGCATCATATACAGGTTCTACACGCCCGTTATCACCAAATCTTAATCCAACAATAGAATTAAAATTATGCTTGTGTGGTACTAGATAGTGTCCGCCAGCTGTTGACGAATCTGCATTTGACGGATTAATTGTTGGAGTTGTTGCCACCTTTAGAAATCCTTAGGTAAATCTTTTATTTTATTGAAATAATCTATAAATTCTGCAAAGGTAATCTTCTCAGGGCCTGTGTTTTCGATGTATAATTTATAAGTTGAAATTAATCCAATCCAATCCTGCGGACCTTTCGTGTGTATGCCAGCACCCTTGGTTCGATCATAAATTCCTGCAAGTGATCGTGATGTGTCTTCGGTTGCTCTAGCGGTATTTTCAGATGCTTGAGCTATTTCTGATAGTATGGTTCCAAGCGGGGTTGATCCGTTATCAAATACAATGTTAAAATTTGAACAATTAATTGTATGTGCCGCACTATTGAGTATTTGTGCATAAACTTGCGCAGCACTACCCTTGCTTGTTCCACTTCCGCTAGAGGTTCCTCCTGTAGGAGTAGCTCCGCCGGTGCCTCCAGTTGAAGTGTAAGATGTTGACCCATTGCCAAAGAATTCATCTTCGGATATAGTAGCACTTGTAATTTCGGTCGACAAATTTGTCAGTGCAGTTGCAAGAGAGGTAAGCCCAACTATAGTTGCCTGAGCAGACAACGTGGTTGCTTGAGATGCTAATAAAGCCCTAGCTGCGGTATATGTAATAGCCATGATGTATTATTTAAGCCAGTGCTATACCAGTGGTTGACTGAATAAATTGGTCAGCAAATGCTTTATCTGTGGCTTCTGCTACTGTTACTGTTGTTTTTAACAGTTTGATTTCTTTGCTAGGGTCTACAGTAAACAAATAGGGCATCAGTCCTGGACCTTTTGGTCCCATGCCAATTACTTGTGGATTCTTTAGTTTATAATATGCAGCCCCATCTTCAACTAATTTGGCAACAATTTCTTCACCACTGGTTAGTTTGAGAGTGATTACTTCACCTTCTGATACGCCTTTGTCAATTAACATGTTTATCCTTGTAAATGTTTTTTAAGTTCTGTAAATCCGCCAATCAAATTTCCATCTAAGAAAATCTGAGGAACAGTTCTTGCATCGGGCACGGCTTCCAAGAGGTCTTCTCGTGTGTATCCGTGCCCTATTTTTCTTTCTTGAATCTCAATGCCTTTTTGTTTCAACAATGCTTTCGCTTGATCACAATAGGGGCAGTTATCTTTTGACCATACGATAGCTGTCATATATTTCCTTGATTAACCTGTGTACACAATCCCGCCGCTCTTGTCTGTAACTCTGACCAGCAGCATGCCTTTGTTTTTGTAACTCAGTGCGGCTGCTATGGCAGATTGTTCGTTGCCATAATGTCCTATTGTAGTCCAAGATTCGTATGGATTGCTTCTTTTGAATTGTGCTTTGTACATAGTTTATTATATAGCTGGAAGGGCATCGTAGTCAAGATTTTCTCCCATGACTCCGATTACATAGTTAGTGCTTTCGCTTTCCTGCAGAGCTGTTTGTTTTTTGCTGGTATCAACGTGTTTGTTAAACCAAGGAATTGGTGTGCTCTTAGGAGCACTTGCCTGATACTTAATACCAATTTCCTTTAATGCTCCAACTGCTGTGAAGTCAACAAAGTCTCGTAGGATATTTGCATTAAGTCCGATAACTGGTCCCATCTTAAACAAGTATGTGGCCCAATCTTTCTCTTCACGGATCACATCCATGTACAATGCGTAGACTTCAGCTTCACACTCTACTTTAGCGGCTGCGAATCGGCTGTCTTCTTTCACTACCTGATTGATCAAATAGGCTGTCCACCCTTTGTGTAACAACTCATCTTGTAGGATCAGTTGGATGATGTTTCCATTGCCCATAAAGATCTTGTTCTCAACCATAGCCAAACTTGTGGCAAATGAAACCATGAAGCGGAATGCTTCTAAGGCATATGATGCGTGTAGTGCCATCCAAATTGCTCGGATATATTCTTTCTCTGGAATATTTTCACCCATTTGTTTACGGCAGTTAACCATATGTAGTGCTTCGTAGTAATTGCCTACACTGCTTGCCATGTCTACAATTTCTTTGGTATCGTGAATGGTGTTGAACACATCCTTGGGCACGTTATAGATGTTACGAATGATATGACTATAACTTTTGCTGTGAATATTAGTTTCAAAGAATGTCCAGTTATAGACTAATGCTTCTAGTTCTGGCAAACTGATAACAGGCATAAAGATTTGACTTGGGCCACGACCTTGCAAACTATCAAGTGCTGTCTGACGTAGTAGGTTTGATGTGAAGATATGTTTCACAGCATCGCTGGCATCTTTGAAGTCGTTTGAATCTTTAGTTAGACTGATCTCTTCTGGTTGCCAAAAGAAACCACGTGCTGTGGCTTCAAAGTCAGCAATCTTTTTATATTTTACTTCTTCAAATCGTTGTATAGTAACTGGACCTGCTGGATCTAAGAACATCTTTCGATTCAAATAGTCTGTTTTTGTGTTTAAGTTGTATTGTGCTTTACTCATTATAGCTTACATGCCTCGCAGTCTTCGTCTTCTTCTATCACTTCACGCTCGTTGTGGAATCCGTTGTAGTGTACTTCTGGTGTTCGTTGTTCTTGTCTACTGCCAGCCTTGTTGATCAAACTGTAGTAGAATGTCTTCAGCCCCCATACATGTGCCTGCATCAAATTCTTGGCAATCAATGTAGTTGGTACCTTGCGGTCCTCAAAGTGTGCAGGATTGTAAAAGGTATTGGTACTAATACTTTGGTCAACATAGGCTGCTAACACTGCCGCAGTTTTTAAATAACCGTCACAGTCTTTCTGTTCCCACATCAGTTGATATTTGTGTTTCAATCTGTTATACTCCGGTACTACCTGTGTGAATGACCCTGCTTTAGATTCCTTAGTGCTGATTAAGCTCATAGGCATTTCGATTCCATTGGTAGAGTTAATAACAACACTACTAGACTCCACAGGTGCAATAGCCATTAGGGTAGCATTTCGCACACCGTGTAGTTTCATTTCTTGTCGGAGTGGTTCCCAGTCGAGCTCTGGAGCGAAGTCGGCGAGTTCGTTGACTCCGGCGGCTCTTCTTTCCCAAGGGAATTCTCCTTGACCATATCTTGTTCGATCGCTGTCTTTGCAACGGCCTCTTTCTTTCGCCAACTCGACCGTGG